GTGGACAGTATTCGTGCAGAATTGTCCAAACCGCGAGTCTCTTCGGAGAGTGGAGCCAAGGCCTATACTCTCCTGAGAGATTTGCTCTCTTACGCGATGCACTGCGAGTCGAAGAAAGCGTAAACATGGATGCCTCTCCGGGTGTGCCATGGATGAAGCTTGCTGTCAAAAACAGTGTACTCATGCGGGATTTTGGAGGGATAGTTTGGGGTTGTGTAGCGGAAAGGCTAAAAGCTTTGTGTACATTACAGTGTGGTGAAATGACAGCTGAAGAGCTAGTCAAAGCGGGATTGTGTGACCCAATTCGAATCTTCGTCAAGAACGAGCCCCACTCGTCCAAGAAATTGGAAGAGGGGCGTGTGCGACTGATAATGTCGGTCTCGATTGTAGATCAGCTTGTTGAGCGTGTGCTCTGCTCCGAGCTGAACTCGAAAGAGATCGCTTCTTTCCACCGTCTGCCCGTCAAACCGGGTATGGGCTTTAGTCAGGAGAAGGTTGACTCCGTCGGTGCCTATCTCGACGCTTTCAGCGAGCGTGTCTCGTCTGACGTGTCGGGGTGGGACTGGTCGGTATCCGCGTCCGAGCTTCGGTTCGATGCGTTACGCCGAGTGGGCGCCGCCGGAGTTTCTATGGACCACCCCTATGCACGAGCGCTTTTGTCTCGATCGACGTGTCTCAGTCGTTCAGTAATTGCGTTTTCTGATGGCCTCATGCTCGCCCAGCGGTGGGATGGAGTGCAGAAGTCCGGATCTTACAATACCTCCTCGGGTAATTCGTGGATTCGGGTCGCTGCTGCTCTCTATTCCGGCGCGACGAGTGTGTGTGCAATGGGAGACGATTGTGTTGACAATGGAACAAACCCCAAAACGATGGCTTCGCTAGGTCATCCGATTAAGGAGAGCTCCGTCGTTGACGCGTCTGACCCGTCTTGGTTGGAAGACGTAAACCTCTGGACGAGCGAGCTGAGGGTTGACGTACGCAGGGTGTTATACCGGTTTTCTTGGACCCCGTATGACACCTCCTTGGTTCCGACCGCCGATTTCTGCTCTCACTGGTGGTGCAAATCATCAGAGAGAGATGGAACGGTGGTTGTATACCGAGGATGGCGCAAGACCTTGTTTAGGCTTGCATGCGTTGTGAAAGACAAAGAGATGCATATGCAGGAGTTCATAGGCAATATGGCGCGCAGTCCCGCGACGCCGCACTGTGTGCGCATGCTGTTAGACAATGGTTGGTTTGATGATTGCCAGTCGTTGTAGTTCGTACAAGTCATCAGGTTCTCAAGAAATGCGGACATAAACGCTACCTACTGAGATGAGAGAGGCCATCTATCGATGCGAGGGCGACCTATGAGCGGGCGCCCATGTGGAGGCTGGGTAACCCACCCGGTGTTAGCGGATGCCATGCCGCGTAAATCTGCACGCGAAGACCCTACCTTCGGGACTCGCGTGTTCGTCACGTCTGCGGACCGGGCGGACACGAGGAGAACGCTGGATTCGGAGAGCGGACAGTTGCAGTGCCGGCACGCCGCGTGGGCATTCAGTCTTCACATGACTCGCAGGCAAGTGATCCTCTGGAGCACGGTCGTGCAGCGGGGTGTCGCCAATTTCCCAGTGGAGAGGTCAGAAGGCATCTGATCAAACCGCCTCCATTAGACGGGCTATCCTAAGGCTTCAAGAGTACTGGAACACTTCTTGGAGTACACGGTGGAGAGCGCGGGCTAAGGGGGGAAAGGTGATACCGACAGCTGATTTCGGGCGTGTCCCTTCGGGCTAAGTGACGCAAGTTCAATCCTGCGAGCTTGGTGCCTTGGGCAGGGGTTTCCCTCGCTTCGTTAGATGCGC